AAGATGGAACCCGCTCCGGTCCAGGTAGAAACATACGTGATTCGCACTCGCGTCCTCAAGATTAGCGAGAAGAAAACCCAAGAATACGTCTCAGGCTACGGCAAGGACGCAGTGTTCCGCACAGTCAGCCTCGGCTGGTTCTTGTTGGCCGAAGGCTTTGGCGAAGCCATCTGCCTCGGACCTGACAAACCAAACCTTTCCGAAGGCGACAAGATTAAGATCACAATCCGGAGAACCCGCTAATGCCCTCGCTGTCCGCACATCAATCAAACGACTTTGTCAAACTCCTGCTGCTTGGGGACGCCAAGTCGGGAAAGACCGGCTCGCTTGTTTCCCTCGTCAAAGCCGGATACAAGCTTCGCATTCTCGACTTCGACAACCTCCTCGACATCCTCAAATTCTTCCTTGAAAAGGAAGGTGATCCAGCCTTGCTTGAGCAGGTTGAGTTCCGATCACTCCGCGACAAGCGCAAGGCAACACCGCTGGGCTCGGTCGTTGACGGCCAAGCGAAAGCCTTCGTCGAGGGCATGAAGATGCTCGATCACTGGAAGTACACCGACGACGATGGCACCGCGGTCGATCTTGGGAAGCCCAAAGATTGGGGGCCAGACACAATCCTCGTGCTCGACTCGCTATCCCGCTTCTGCGATGCGGCCTATGACTGGGCTGAGCCGCTGATCCCAGCAGGCAAGTCTGGCGAGAAAGACCTCCGCGCGGCGTATGGCATGGCGCAGGATGCGGTGGAAAACACCCTTGCGCTTCTTACCAGCCCCAACTTTCACACGAACGTTATCGTTATCTGTCACGGCACGTACATCGAGCTCCCAGACAAGACAACCAAAATCTTCCCACAAGGCGTGGGGCAAAAGCTGTCGCCGAAGATCCCGCAGTACTTCCCCAACTATATCCGGTACAAGAACATCAACGGCAAGCGTATCATCTCGCTTAAATCCGATCCGATGATCGACCTAGCGAACACAAAGCCATACGCGATGCCGGAGACATTGCCCATTGAAACTGGTTTGGCCGAGTTCTTTGGGCATCTTCGTCAACACCCAAGCCAAAGGAGAAAAGCATGAACACCTGATCGCGCGTGATGAACCTACCATCAACCAACTGAGAGAATCCAAACCATGAACGACAAATCTTTCGCATCTATCCTTGACCGTCCTGCAAATGAAATCGAACGTCCAAAGCCGTTGCCTGTTGGCACCTACAACACAATGCTGCAAGGCATGCCGCGCTTTGATAAGTCCCGGCAGAAGCAGACGCCTTTCGTTGAGTTCACGCACAAAATCCTCTCGGCCGATGAAGATGTCGATCAAGACGATCTAACCGCGTATCTCACAAGCAAAGATGGCACTGTCCGTTCCCTTTCAGACGTGACAGTCAAGAACGTCTACTACATCACCGAAGGCTCCGCTTTCATGCTGCAGGACTTCCTTCGGAACTGCGGCTTCGATGTTGACGCTGAGGACGCGCCGCCGATGCGCCAGCTTATTGAAGAAACGCCGGGGCGGCAGGTAAAGATCACCATCCGTCATGAAGCGTCGCAGGACGGGCAGTCAGTCTTTGCCCGTGTCGCAGGCACTTCAGCAGCTGAATAACAACCTTGGGGAGGGCTTCGGCCCTCCCCTTCCACAAAGGCAACATCAACATGAACATCATCCTATTCAACGGTGCTCCGCAGAGCGGCAAAGATACGGCAGCGAATATTGCGGCGGAGTACATCAAAAACACCCACGGCTACCGCTACTGGCCCTTGCCAGAGAAATTCTCCTACCCACATAAACGTGCTTTCGATGCCACGTTCAGAGGCGCCTTAGGTGGGCTATCCTACGAGCACAACAAAGAAGAAACAATCCCAGCCATCGGCGTCAGCTATCGACAATGGCAAATCGACTTCTCCGAAGCCTTCATGCGCCGGCTCTATGGCAAGGATATCTTCGTTAGGCTTTTCCTCGCGCGGTGCGGAGGGTACAACCCAACCATGTTTATCCCAATCGTCTCCGACTGCGGCTTTCAAACCGAGGCCGATGAGCTGCGTGAGCACAACTGCCTGCTGTTTCGGATGCTTCGCGAAGGCTGCACTTTCGAAAACGACAGCCGCGAATATGTTGAACCAGCGCCGGGGTGGAAGTTTCAAACCGTAGACAACAACAAAACCATCAACGATCTGCGTAGAACCATCACAAGAACCGTCGAAGAGTGGATCGGCGAAACCCTATGACCCCTCCAATCTTTCTCCTAGGCGAAGCCTTCGGCCAGAACGAGGTCCGGATCGGCGCGCCGTTTGTCGGCGCCAGCGGCATTGAGCTTCTTCGCATGCTCGATGAGGCCCGTGTTATCTCTCTAACCGGCGAGGATATCTCAGCAATATCACAATTCTGGCGCGACGGCAATCCAGTAAACATTGACATGATCTGGCGCCGGCACCCGAACCTGCACCGTTGGAATGTTTTCATGCTGCATCCGGAAGGAAATAAAATCGAAAACCTCTGCGGAAGCAAAGAAGAAGGCATCGCCGGATACCCAGCGATCACAAAATCCAAATACCTCCTTCCTAAATACGCCAACCACCTGGAGCTTCTCGGTGATGAACTCATCAGAGTTAACCCTAACCTTGTCATCTGTCTGGGTAATGTTGCTTTGTGGGCTCTCACTGGCCAAACAGGAGTCGCAAAGCTCCGCGGGACTACGTTACTATCTACTCGGATTGTGGCTGATTACAAGCTACTTCCTGTATACCACCCTGCTGCTGTACTTCGTCAGTGGGAGCTACGGCCGATAACTATCCTCGACCTTGCGAAGGCAAATCGCGAAGCAGCTTTCCCTGAAATCCGCCGTCCGCGTCGGGCGATTTGGATCGAACCAACCCTCGAAGACATAGAAAGGTTCATCAATGAACACATCAGAGAGACTGACATTGTTTCTGTCGATATTGAGACAATCGGCAGACAGATTGAGTCGATCGGCCTTGCACCACGAGCAGATTTGGCGATCTATATTCCATTCATCGACCGAGCAAGAGCAAGAGCGTCTTATTGGCCTAGTGACTTCGATGAACGACGCGTTTGGGAGCTTGTTGGTTCTGTGCTCAAAAATCCAAAAATTAAAAAAGTCTTCCAGAACGGGCTTTATGACATAGCCTTCATCTGGCGCACAATGGGTATCCCAACCTACGGCGCGGAGCATGACACAATGCTCTTGCAGCACGCTATTCAGCCAGAGGCCTTAAAAGGCCTCGGCTTCCTCGGCTCAGTCTACACCGACGAAGGCGCGTGGAAGCATTTCCGTCGAACGTATACGTTGAAACGGGATGAGTAGCATGAAGGTCATTCACACAGATGAGATAAACCCTGAGCAGCTCTCCCCTTCCGAACGGGAAGCCGTTTACAACGGCCTTGACTGCTGCGTTACACGCGAGGTCCTCGATGTGCTGCTTCCGCAGCTCGATCAATACTCTAGCAAAACCTACAACTTTTCCCGCGCTTTGCAGGGGCCAGTGCTGGAAATGCGGCTGCGCGGGTTGCGTGTCGATCAGCGGCGGAAGCAGGAGGTTATCGAAGAATACTTCGATAAAATCGACCGCCTCGAACGCCAGTTAGAAACGATAGTCTTCAACGGCGTTGGAATGCCCAGCTTCAACTGGCGGTCGAACGCGGACCTGCATCAGTTGTTCTACAACCGCCTAGGTCTCCCGCCGATCATTCGTAGCGGCCGCCCTACGGTCAACCGCGATGCGTTGGAGCGCCTGACTGAATACATGTCAGCGAAGCAAATCGTAAACCACATAATCAAGATGCGCGATCTAGCAAAGAAGATCGCCGTGCTCCGAACAGAAATCGACGACGACGGTCGGATACGCACTTCCTATAACATCGCAGGAACAAGCACCGGGCGCTTTAGCTCAAGCTTCACTGAATTCGGCTCCGGAGGGAACCTCCAAAATATCGAGGAATCCCTCCGCTCAATCTTCATCTCAGACCCCGGATACAAATTCGCCAAATTCGACGGGCAGCAGATCCAATCTAGAATCGTCGGCGCGATCGTTTGGCATCTCTTCAAAGATGGCCGTTACCTAGACGCTTGCGAATCCGGCGACCTTCACACAGCCGTCGCTAAAATGTGCTGGCCTGCACTTCCATGGACAGGGGACCCGAAGAAGGACAAAGACCTAGCAGAGACACCATTCTACCGACACTACTCCTACCGTTTCATGTGCAAGAAAATCGGCCACGGCTCCAATTTCATGGGCAAGCCGCCTACGATCGCCACACAAACAAAGCTTCCAATCTCTGTCATTGCACAATTCCAGCCACGTTACTTCTCAGCCTTTCCCGGTATCCTATCCTGGCATGAATGGATCGCCAACCAAATCCAACGACACGGTTATATCGTTACAATAACCGGGGCTCGCCGCTTCTTTTGGGGTCGCCGAACAGATGATAAAACATGGCGCGACGCAGCGGCGTATGACCCACAGAACACCGAAGCCTTCATCATCAACAGCGCGCTCCTCAACATCTGGCGTAGCGACTTGCCTGTGCAGGTCCTTCTCCAAGATCATGACGCGTTGGTGGTTCAATATCCTGAGGAACAGGAAGATGAGCTTATTCCAAAAATCCAGAAACTTCTCGAAGTCCCAATTAAACTCAACCATGGTCGGGAGCTTCTTATCCCGTTCGATGCAAAAGTAGGTTGGAACCGAGGAGACTGGAATGAGCAAAATCCAGATGGGCTCAAAGACTACAAACCCGGCGACAAACGGAAGCGGAGTCCGGAGGTTGGAATCTTGGATAGACCGCTTCGTAGCTTCAACAGAAAGTCTCGAAGCGCCCGAACTTTTTCGTAAGTGGACCGCGATCGCAACGCTAGGTGCGGTGATGGAGCAGAAGGTTTGGCTTCAAACCTCCTCGCCGCTCTACGCGAATATGTATGTATTCCTGATCGGCCATCCGGGTACAGGTAAATCACGCACGATAAATGAAGCGCGTAAGTACCTATTCGAGATTGAAGACTTCCATCTAGCGCCGACTTCGCTGACATGGGCTTCCCTAACCGATGCCCTTGTCAAGGCAAAGCGCACGATCATCCGCCTGCCGGAGCCGCCGATCGAGTATAACTCTATGCTAATTGCAGCCGATGAGCTCGGCACGTTCATGCATAAATACGACAAAGAAATGAGCGACGGGCTTAGCGCGTTTTATTACCCCTACACCTACGGCCACGAACGCCGCGGGGGCGAGATAAGGATCAAGATCAAATCACCACAGCTATCCGTGCTCTGTGGCAGCACGCCATCGAACCTAATCGAGCTCCTCCCGGAGGGCGCTTGGGGACAAGGTTTCATGTCGCGCGTTATCCTTGTTTTCTCTGATGAAAGGATCGTCGGCGATGACTTCGCGACGGTGCGAAGCGCAATCGACCCGGACCTGATCCACGACCTGCGCTTGATCAACAGCCTTGTCGGCGGTTTCACCGTCACAGAGGAATACAAAAAAGCCGTCCTTCACTGGCGAAGCCTCGGCGAG